CTGAGTAATTCTTAGCACAGAAGAACCCACTACAAGATTTGTGGGGGCTGCCAATGCTCTATTTCCTCCTATTGCCCAAAGACCTATGTTTCCAGCAGACATATCCCAATTAACCGTAGCTCCATCAGTCAAAGTTTGTGTGGCATCACTCGCTGCTGCCACAACCGACGTTCCATCCTGTTTATTCACTGATACTCGAATAACGCCAGCTAAATCTTTGACCACATAAAGCCTATCACCTGCGGCACAGGTATAATCTACGCCTCCAGTGATGTTCATTGTCGTAGCATGATAAGTCAGAGGCCACGCAGCAGAAGGCAGCAGTATCATCTGCTGACCCGCAGTCATTGTGAGGCTTGTAGCTGTCGTTGTGCCTGTAATGACTACTACGTTACCCGTAGCGGCAGTAAGGTCGGTAGCCGTTGCCGAAGCTATGTCAGCACCAGTAGATAAAGTTTGTAGAGCTGTGAAGGTGTTAGCGCCGAGGATGGCGGCGGTGCCTGTTACACCAGCAGGAGGAAGTCCTGTCAGGTTAGTAGCTGTACCGCTTGATGGTGTGCCTAGAGCCGGAGTTACGAAAGTTGGACTTGTCGCAAAGACTAACGAGCCTGATCCGGTTTCGTCCGTAACAGCACTGGCGAGATTAGCCGAGGATGGTGTTCCCCACCATGTGGCAACACCTGTACCCAAACTGGTAATTCCTGTACCACCATTACCAACAGGGAGGGTTCCTGTAACATCTGAAGTAAGGTTAATTTCGGGATTGGCTGTAAATACAGCGGCTCCAGCCCCTGCTCCATCCGTGTACACCAAAGCACGAGCGCCACTTGCTACATTAACCGTGGCCCCTGAACCCTGCTTGATCGTGATGATCTGGCTTCCGGTAGTGGCATTTTCGATAATCCACACCTTGGAAACCGTGTTGGGAGCAAGTGTCAGGGTACGAGTCGCAGTTAATGAACCGGCAGAGGTGAATTTAAGATACATCCCCCGCATACCATCTGCCACTCCATCTGCCATAGTAAAGGTTTCATTGGAATCCGCCGCCACTTGTTCAGTGCCGTAACCCAGACCATCTGCGATCAATTCCAAATTGGTGTTGGTCGAGGTGCCCCAAGTGCCGCTCTCCGCGCCAGTTGCAATTTCTTTTAATCTTAGATTATTTACATAAGTTGCCATTTATTTCTCCTACGCCGCTTTGTCCACTTCCGTCCAATTCGGTGTTTGTGAGTCGTCTATTTCCGTCCAATTCGGTGTTTGCGAATCGTCTATTATAGTCCAGCCCCCTCGGGTTACTGTCCCAATTGCACCTGTTCCTGCTACCCCTGTTGGAATTACAGACCCGCTATAGGATAGAACTGCCGTTCCTACTGCGCCTGTGCCTACTACGCCTGTTGGAATTACAGACCCGCTATAGGATAGAACTACCGTTCCTACTGCACCTGTGCCTACTACGCCTGTTGGAACAATGTTTTCTCCGGTAGCAGTACCTACTGTTCCTACTGCGCCTGTTCCTGCTGCCCCTGTTGGAACTATAGACCCGCTATAGGATAGAACTGCCGTTCCTACTGCGCCTGTGCCTACTACACCGGAAGGAGTTACCGTGGACACTGCGGTAATGCTTCCCACTGCGCCTGTACCTGCTACACCTGTCGGAATAACAACTTCCGCAAACGATACAACTACACTTCCTACTGCGCCTGTTCCTGCCACTCCTATCGGAACAATATTTTCATCCAGAATAAAGCCGACTGTCCCAATTGCACCAGTGCCTACTACGCCTGTCGGAACAATATTTTCATCAGCAGCAAAAGTTACTGTTCCGATTGCACCAGTGCCGACTACAGAGACATTTCCATTGTCCCCCCACGCGCCATCACCCCAACCAGCTATACCCCATGGACCACCGAGATATACCGTCCAGTCATAGGATAGAACTGCCGTCCCTGCTGCACCTGTCCCTGCTACGCCTGTCGGAATTACAGACCCGCTATAGGATAGAACTACCGTTCCTACTGCGCCTGTTCCTGCCACTCCTATCGGAACAATGTTTTCATCAGTGGCAAAAGTTACTGTTCCGATTGCACCCGTGCCGACTACAGAGACATTTCCATTGTCCCCCCACGCGCCATCACCCCAACCAGCTATACCCCATGGACCACCGAGATATACAATTTTATCTGCCACTATTTAGGCCTTTAGGCGATCCGGATGATCGCAGTAGAGGCCCCAGCGGCAGGGAACTGAATAGTGAAATCGCCTGTGCTAACAGTCTGGTCGCCACCAAAACTCAACACCGCACATCCAGAATTAGAGTTACTGGTGTTGTAGATCATTGCGCCGCATGAAGTAAAAGAGGCGCTCGACCACGTAGTGTCGCTAAAATCACAAACCGCTGTAGTGCCATCGGCAACAGGGTCTACGTTCGTTAGAGCGTTTCCACCAGCGCTGTAACCAGCGCCACTTGTCTCGTCACTGTTTCCAGTGATATTAGAATAGTTAGTGCTTGCAGCACCGTAAGTTCCTGACCCCGACGCAGTAGCTTTTAATAACGCTATTTTAAGCGCATCAGCACCGTTCTGAAGGTCATGTAACCCTTTTAACAGTTCAACTTTAAAACTGGTGGGCATTGCAGTGGTTACAGTTATGGGCATGTCATATCTCCAATAATTTTACAAGTTCTGGATGTCCCGCATCGCGGAACCGATTTGCCAAGGTAGTGTGATTAGATCGAATAGCTTGTTTCATGGATTCCACCAACACCCCCCGAATTTGATGCTTAAAAACTTCTGCCTGTTCCTGAATAAGGGGATGACTATTTTTCCCTGCGTAAAGGATTTTACTAAGGGCTCGTTCCGCAAGCTCTTCAGGCGTAAAACCTCGATCAGACACAGTGGCTAAAGTTATCTCTCCTACCTGCATTGCACCATTTGCACCAATCATGGTCCGGGCGACTCCGATCTAATAGGTATTCTAATCATGCCATCACGATATTCATCACGGCGACGACGGCCCTGCTGCTCAATTCCAAGTCCTTGAATTGCCTGCTGATAGCTTGTTTCAAAATACTGCAGCATTTCAGGAGGCCCTTTGGTATAACTATACGCCTGAATCAAGGTCGCATACAAAAGAGCTTCTGGCGCATTTGTGCTTATCCAAGTCGTTGTATTGCCTGAAGAAAGCTGTGTTGGTCGGTAAATATAGCCCAACTGAACGGTGTAATTGCTATCTGGGGTAGGAGCCACATAAAAGGTGTTTTGGTCCCATACTGAGTAATATTTTGGAACTCCTTTCGTGGCCGGATCAGGCCAATACTCCTTCATGAAGGAGGTATCACGAAAATCCAGATAGACCTTTTCAGCGCTAACGGTGATAAACATATAACGGTGCGTCAAAATATCGCTTGGAGCAGCTAAAAATCTGTTTCCATCTGTCATTGTGCCATAAGATTCTTTTTTAAATACATCCAGATCAATGTCCCTAAGAATCCGGTTTTCTGCCATCGTTATAAACGTATTAATCACAGCGTCCGAAAAGACATTACTGTCCACTTCGGTGTAGTTTCTGATATTTGTCAATAATTCGCTGTAATTCATTAACTTATCACTATGGTTACTATGCCCACGCTACCCACCCCTTCAACAGGGCGTTGGGTAGGAAAAGGCTGCATATTTGTCGTATCAGATGCGCTCCCTTCACTTTGAAAAGCAGAGTCTCCCGGCAATCCCACAAAAACCACTACCGGCTCCGTTCTGTCAGGACGTGGACTCAATAACGCAATCGCATCCCCTTTAAATTTTAATTGCCCAATTTGAGGCGATTTAGGCTCATAGTCTTCAGGGCAGACCATGAAACCCTTCCAATTTTTCCTTAACTCCAGATAACGATATCTTTGGCCACACATATCGCACAGCCCATACGAAAATTTACCGAGCGCCGTGTCCACCTAATACTCCACTTGCGGAACAAAATAACTACTGGCAGTGTCCCTGTCTTCCATCGCCGCCTTTTGAAAATCTTCCTCATAAATCTGTTTTAGCAAACCAACCCTGTCTGCTGCATATTTAAGAGATAGCATATAAGCCAGCCCTGAAACCAGACACGGCAGGAACCTGAAATTCACATCCGACGTGTTAGTGTAATCGCCTGCATCCTCAATACGTCTAATCCTATAGTACACAAAGGTGTAACTCGAACCAGATGTCGGGTACAAATATACCGTCGGCGTATTACTTCGCTCCACATAATACTGGGTCGGCCTTGCTTTGGTCAGCTTATTTGGAAGATTCAGGTATTCTTCTCTGCCTATCCTTTCTATATTGATGTCCTGCTGCTCACCATTGATTGTGTCTCTGACAACCGCCGATAACACATTTACAGTATCAGTTGCCAGTGTAATGGTACGAGTACCGTCCACTAGCGCAGACGTTGCCTCTTCAATTGTCCAGAGGTTCAGGCCTCTATTGGCCCAGTCAGCAAACAGCAGGTTTAAGGAACGACGCGCAGAAGACAGCTGGTAGCCTGCCGTCATTTGCATTCCACAGCGCTCAAAAGATTCTTCGACAAGATCGTCGATGTGTAAGTTGAAGACAGTTGTTCCTGAAGTCGCCATCAGCTTCCCCGGCTCTTAGCCACAAACAGGGCCGCCCTTGTAGCCACAAACAGGGCCGCCCTTGCGTTTCTTGACTGCACCGCCTTTCTTCATCATTACTTGTACCTTTTTACTTGGCGACGAAAGTTTTTTGTTTCGGGGTCCTTTAGACACCGCGCCACCTCCTTTGGTGGCTGCTCCCATTCCACGTCCTGCCATATCAATTACCTCACTTATATTTTTTCATCACTGAGGATCACCGCCCTCAAAAAACACAGTCACGCTTGAAACATGGGCATCAGCTACATCAATGTAGATGCCTGTCTCAAAGAGCACCCCTGCATCAGGGATAAAAAGTTGTTGCCCACCTGCTGCAGCGGGCGTTGTAATACTTACCAGCTCTGTGCCGCCGGAGGTTGTGCCGTCTTTAAGGGCAAACGAAGAGCCTGTCGCTGAATTAGTGAAATAGATCGCGTATACACGACAGCGACCTACAACTGCCGAAGCATCCGTGGTCTTGGTGACTGCCTTGATATTACTAGCGCTCACGAGCTGCCCTCCTTAATCTCACCTCGTAAAACCATCGCCTTACGCTCTGCACTCCCTACAGGAGGCAAAGAAGAAGCTGCTTTCTTACGAGTCGTTTGTTTAGGAGCTGCCCTTTTAGGGGCTGCTTTTTTCTTAACTGCTTTTTTCTTAGCAGTAGCCATAAAGCCCCCTATTATCTAGTTTCAGCAGCAATAATATAATCCAGAGTAGTAACACGAGTACCTGTTGCATTACCGGAAAGGCTCATAGCAGCAACAGTCATGTTTTCGTCATCGTTGATATTAGTGCTGTGTGTAGCCACCAGTGAGCCATCTATATAAAACTTCACCGAGCCCGTGCTATTCACTGAAAAACCAAGGCGAATATAAGTGGCATCGACTAAATCAATCCCTGAATCAGTAGACGTTTCCGTACCATCTTTTTCAGTTTTACACAGAATGGAAGCGTCACCATCGTCTACCTGAAAAACAATACGATCCGCTGCCGTCAGCATAGCTTCAGGATTAGTAGCAAAGTTCACAGTTAGTCCTGCACAAATATCCGTCTGATCAGCATCAGTGCATTTAAGGCGTGTTTCAAAATAGATGTTTTTGTTGGCTGCTACTGCAAAAACCTCGTTCCCTTGAATAGACGCACCATCATTATCAGTGGTAGCAGTAGAAGTTAGGGCTAATTCACCACCAACAGCATCTGCTACAAGGGCCACAGCAGCGCCTGAATCTTTAACTACCGTCCAATCATTAGTGGAATTCAAAGCAATCCCAACAAAATCATCAGATATTTCAAAGAAATCAGGGTTAATAGAAATGGGCATTTCACGCAAAGCTCGATAGCCTGCGCCATACCCGTTATACAACACGGGGGTATTGTGATGAGTAGCCATATGGTTCTCCTGTCGTGGCTAAAGTCTGCCGCTTCCTAGTGGAACGCAGTCAGGATGAGTGGGTAGTATAACAGCAATAAAAAAGGGGGCAACAAGTGCCCCCTTTTTACTCAACTACTTTTTACGGAGTACCCGGCGAACCGAAAATGCCGCGAGGGTCACTAAAGCCAAAGCTATAACGCTCACGGGCCTTATAACGCACATTGCCGGTTTCAAAGTCTCCTTCAAAACCTGTGCTCATAGACACACGGTTAAACATTTTCATGCCGTCTGGGGCATCTGTCATAATGAAAAACGCATCGACGTCAGTCAGATAGTGATTAACTGAATAGCCTTGTGGGATCATACCCATGTTTTTTATCGCGTTGATGTCATTATCCGCAGTACCAACTCGAAGAGTTGACTTCAGTATACGATCCGCCGTGAACTGAAGTTCTTTAGGGATAATTAGTCGGGTTCCCTGAACTGCAATCTTTAGCCCACGCTCATCGGTGAAGGCAGCAATGTCAATTAATGCCTGCTCCAAAGAAGCCTCGGACAAATCCGCAGAAGTGGCAAGCTCGTTTGCTAAATTAGCGCCGCCCAAAGTCGGGTGAGCTGTAGAACAAAGAGCGACGCCGTCTCCACCAAGAGAGGTGGTAAATGCGTTGTTCAGGATGTTAGCAGCTTTAATCTGCTTGGTCGTGGCCATTGAGCGGGCCAGAGCCTTGGTATAGCGAGAAGAAAGGCGATCATAGAGATTATCCTCAATGGCCTCCTCAGTCAGGCTAAACGCCAAAGCGATAGTTTCATGGGAGTAGCGAGCGGTATACACTTCTTGTGCTTGGTCATAAGCGACCCCTGCACCTTCAGATTTTACCGGCGCCTCACCGAAACCAGAGAGCATCACTTCCTCTTCAAACGCTCGGTCTGAAGATTCAGTAGTATAGATGTCTGAATGCTCTTCTTTGTAGGTTTTATATTCCAGTCCAAAAAGAGCATTTAGACCGGGTTCCAGCTCTTTCACGAGTTGCGAACGTGATATTGCCATGTCTAATTACTCCTATTGGCCAGCAACCCCTGCACTTCCGTACAGGTGTTCGTTAATTTTAACTACTACTACGGCGAATTCCCCAATAGCATTATTCGGGACATCCCATAAACCTACAATCTTCAGGTTTAACGCAGCGGTGGTAGCGATTGTGGAGGTAGAAAGCTCGTTAGCAGACACACCAGTAGTGGTGCTTCCTGTTCCGACAACGATGTCAGCATTTTTACCGTAATTGGCGGCAACAGAAGTGCCGTCATTTTGGATCAAAAACAATTGGTTAGGATCATCCATCACGTCGGCAGTGATTTTGCCTTGTGTGATGTTTACCGAACCGGGGTAATAGTTCTTCCACGTAGGCTTTCCGGTGGTTGGATCAGCATAATTACAACCATTGAACACGCCTACCGCCGCAGTATGCGACGATGGATCGAACTGAAGAATATAACCATCTTTAAGGGTCACTAAATCTCCCTGATAGATGGCACCGGCCTGATTATCCGCAATTTCATACCCATACTGCTTCTGTGAACCAGACGCAGACAGGTTTCCAAGCGGACGCAGCCCGAAAGCTTTATCGACATTAGCCATGATGCTTGTCCTTCTTCAATAACAGGTTATTCGGACGACCTCGGTCCTCCGAGACTTACACGGGACTGCCTTTCAGGAGCATCGATTTTCATGGACGAATGTGCGTTCGACTTCATGAGATCGTTGTCCGCAGCCCGCATTTGATCATGGGTCCGACTTGAATAATACTCTCTGCGCTCGTTTGCTGTCTCTTCAGGGATTCTGGCTAGTAGTAAATCTCCGACCGAAATGACGCCTTTATTATGGCTTCCGTCTGAGATAACACTGTCAAATTCAGGATACTCCTCTGCACGCACTAGCTCGTACCCCTCGCGGAGTTTGCTTGTCACGTTTATACGGTCTTCCTGTCCTGCCGTTTCGGCCCTGATCCAACGGTGCTTATAGCCCGGAGGAGCTTCTGGCGCTTCTAAACGAGAAGGAGGTGCCCAGTGTTT